ATGGCATACGCTATTGACCTGTTTTGCGGAGCGGGTGGTTGCTCTGAAGGATTGATTCAAGCCGGCTTTCATATCTTGTTCAGTTCCGATATTAGCGAGATGGTCGAGGTAACATATAAGCATAGACATGAACAATTAGGGTTGATTCAAGGAAAGAACACTTGGTTCGAGCGTTCAGATATAAAAGATTTGACGGGCAAGATTATCGAGGAGAGAATAGCTGCTCTTGAGATATTCAAAAATGCGCCGGTACCAGAAATAGATTTGATGATTGGAGGTCCCAGTTGTCAGGGATTTTCACGTGCAGGAAGACGCGATAAGTCTGATCCTCGTAATATGCTGTTTGGTGAGTATGTGCGAGTTATCAATGAAGTGCGTCCGAAGTACATTGTGCTGGAGAATGTTGAGGGATTTGTAGATATGCAATTCCTCGGATATAAAGGCATAACCGGAATTGAATATCCAGATGGTAGCGTGACACCAGATATCTTGCGGAGCGAACTTAACGAAATCGGTTATCGTACACTTCAACCGAGAATTCTCAACGCGGCTGATTATGGAGTTCCGCAACGCAGAAATAGGATTATTTTTATGGGTTATAGGGACGGTTTGACCCCTCCGGAGTATCCAGAGCCTATACTGACGCCAGATCAACATTTATCTTTGCTGGATGCGATAGGTGATCTTATCGTCGATGAGAAAGTTCGCGGTAAGATTTGCCCGAACCTTACGCAATATCAAATCGATAGCATTAACGGAAGGACTCCTACCATATCAGGAACTCCAATCAAATCTAAAGCACATATGAATATGGAACTTCCGAAGCAAACAGTCGTAGTTGGAGAGAGATTTGGTCTTTTCCAAGAAGGAGAAAGTGGAGCAAGTCTGAGAAAAAGGGTACTTGAAGAAGGCATTGACATTTCGGGAAAACCGGCGCTGGTTGCTTTATGTGCAAAGGAACTCGGGTTTACAAAAAATGAAGTGATTTCTTTATTCAAGGAAGGAAAAGCAACAGAGGAACAAATTGATGTTCTGCTTACAAAAAAGAATATTCGTCAAAGGTGGAAGTCAGACCAACCGTCCGCAACAGTTGTAACGATTGCAGATGACTATATCAGCCCTTGGGAGGATAGAACATTCAGCGTTCGAGAAATGGCAAGATGTCAATCATTTGATGATTCTTTTGAGTTCCTCGGAAAAAGAACAACTGGAGGATTACGAAGAAGAGTCGAAATCCCCCAGTATACTCAGGTTGGCAATGCGGTACCTCCGTTGCTTGCAAAAGCAATTGCATTGGAAATACTAAAGGTACTACAGTAAATCAAAATAACTGTATGTGGTTGTAATATCGGGCAAAGCAGCGCGGATTGTGTATAGTATTCCCCTGTTTTGCCCGGTTTTTAAATTACGCTCGAGTAACTCCTTGACTGAACTTGCAATACCTGCTTTGGACTCTAATCCCCAATAATTTCCACCGGACAGATTAATCACCCTTAAAACGGCAGTAGATGTATTTTTGTATGTCTCCCTGCCGTTTTTTACTAACTGATTTGACGGAACAGTAACAAAGGAGTATGTAAAGCGCTTGGCGTCATGAATAGAAAAACCATCTGCACCAACAGAGATACCATTTCTGAATGTGTTAGCAGAATACACAGCATCCCAAAGCATAGGTATTTGTGCATTATCGTTCCAGTTCGTTTTACACTGAATGATATGGATCTCAATGTCCTCGAAATCTCGTGCAACAAGCGCATCTAAAATGGGCAGGAAATTGTAGCTCCTTCCAGATTGGGTGGGCACTGCTTCGCCATTTACATCATTGACGGCAATATCATCCTTATCACAGGAATAATCCGGCTTGTCCGGAAAAGTAATTGCAATTAAATCTGACTCTGTATTGGAACGGAAATTCCCATAGTTTACTGTTATAGCCTTATTTATAGGAGTAGGAATCAAATCCTTATGATGTTTTATGACAAAAGTTCTTCTTCCAATCAAGCACAGGTTCAAGTACCAGCAAACAAGGGCTTCCCAGTTTGCGCCTCCTCCTGAGACATCACTCTGGGTTCTTCCTGCCGTTCCGGTTGAGCGGAAGATATCTCTTAGATGATCACCGATTGAGTAGATTTGGTTTTCGGTAGGACTCCCCGAAAGAAATACGTCCGTGTTAATTACCGACTTCCATGTAGTCCAAACAGTGGAAAAACCGTTTGTCTCAAAGAGTTTTCCTACTGCTAATTCTCTCGCGTATTCTATAATATTCTGACTCATAATATCCTCCTTATTCGTCCACCGTTTCAAGAATGTCTTCTATGTGGCAGTTCAGCGTTTCGCAGATTTTTAGAAGCACATCCGTTGTAATATTGGCCCCCTTGCCGAGTTTTGCGATTGACGCGGCGCTGACACCGGCGGCTTCCTTCAAATCCATCTTGGTCATATTCTTGTCAATCAACATTTTCCACAGTTTGTTGTAACTGATTCGCATTTTGATGCCTCCTTTGCTTTCTTGTGCTAATCAATAAAGTTTCTTAATATTGCTACATCCGCATCGATGTTCCGGGGTCTGATACGTCCGAGCACCTTTTTCTCGACTTCCGGGGTCCAGTAGATTTTTAGTTCCTTCTGCGCCCTGGTTATGGCGGTGTAAAAAATATTGTGGGTGATAAGTTCATCAACTTCATCGGTGATGACAATTTTTACCGAATTGTACTCCAGCCCCTGCGCCTTATGAATGGACACGGCATACGCTATCTGGAACGGAACAATGGTTCTCGCCGTAGTTCCATCATCGTCATCGTCTGTGCTTCTTATCTTATAAACATAGAAGCTGACAATGCTGTTATCACCGTCAGGATTATCAAGCAGCTCCAACGGCATAAATCCAATCATGTCCTCATCGATTGTCGTATTCAGTTCTATATCAAACCGTATGCGTTCATTTGCAGTATCCACATCAAGTTTTTCTATACCGACAATCTTCCCTCGCATGTTGTTATAGATGACTGGATGAAAACGATTGTTTTCCAAAAACAGAACCGGGTCGCCAACCTTGTACTGCTGGACATCCCACTCATAAGCCGGATTCGGATTGCTTTCTTGCAAAAAGCGGTTGATATTGTTTATTCCGTATAAACCATCGTAATTTAGGCAAAGAACCGCTTCATCCTCTTTCGCAGCGGTCAGCAGAGATTCGTCAACTTTTAAAGAACAACTTTGCTTGTCGATGATTTCCTGCACATTGTCGTCCATGGTTCTTACCTTTGACCAAAGTATAAGAAGGCGTTGATCTTTCGTCCTGTATGGGTTTGTGAGTTCAAACACGGAAGTCTCGGGAAGAAAACTGCGCAACGCAGTAAACCAGTTTCCGAATCGTATGGAATTAATCTGGTATGTGTCACCCACGAGAAGAATGCGCTTGAACTTGACAATTTCAAGAAGCTTTCGCATATCAGTATTGCTGACAGTGCTGCATTCATCTATCACAACAAGGTCATATTCGGGATCGTCAGAGCCACGCATTAGAAAACTTGCTATTGTTGAAAATTTGCAATACCTATCATCTGCATCGACCCGTCGCTTTAAATTATCGATTGCGGGATTTGTTTGAGCAAGATAAAGCTTCTTCGAGTTTTCATAAAAATGTGATATATGGTTTACGAGCGTTGACTTCCCGACACCTGCAGACCCGTAGATTGCCGCGACGGCAGACTTGGAGAACATCTTAGTCAAAATGCCTATTTTCTCAGGACTGTCTACTTCGTAATCGTCAATCATAAGCCAGAACTCTACTTCTTTTGTATAATCCGGATCCTCGACCTTGCTGAGTTCAATTAGTTTTTTGATAATTTCGCAGGTGTCTATTTTATATTCGTTAATGTATGCATACTCGTTTGTCACCACGATGCGGCTCCTGTCACGATGACCAAACCACAGAGTATAGTTATATGTCCTTGCAAGTTCGGCTATATTGCCGTAGCGTGAAAGTTCCTCGATAGGAGTAAATATTCTGCCGGATATCTCGGTATTGTTTCTGAGCTGTCTCGCCAAAAGTTCATGCTTTCTGCTTTCGGTAGGGATAGCTTCAAACAGTGCGGAAAGTCGCGGGTTATGATTTACCGGAGATTGATTGAACGGCATTGTATCAAAAGGTATGCTGTTGTTTTTTAGATACAGGTTAGAAAGACTGCTGTTCGATATTGTCTGACGTTGATCCTTCATGATAGCGTTATGCATTCCGTAAAGAAGGTATCGCAGGATGTTCTGCCCAGGTTTCTTTCCGCTTATTATTTCATGGCATATATCCAAAGCGTCATAAAAATACCCGGTTTTGCTGTTGGACCGCCAAGAGTTTATGAGCCTGTGGTATGGAATGTCCGGAAAGTCCATTATCTCCGTAAGTGTGTATCCCTTTTCGGTCAAGAAACGGCATATTGTGCGCTGCTCTCCATATGCGATTTTCCGGTCTTCTCCTGTGATAATGGAATAGAAGTTCTTAAACTCGCAGTCGCGTATTGATACCTCCCATCCGACAATCAGCAGTATGGGCATAGTTTTGCCGAGAATCTCTATGCTTTCGTTTACCAACTGAAATTTTGAGGCATAGTTGCTAATAACGGGCAGTCTGGTAAATGCAATAATCCGCCCAGCCTTGTTTTCTCTATCTTTTGCGGTAGTAAAAGTGACTTCGTAGTATTTGCGACTCTTTACATAGAAGGGCTTGATTTTTTGTATATAATACTTTTCACCCTCGGCGGTCAGATTTGCGTTATATTTACTTATCTTATCGGCAATCTTGGAATAATACTCTTGTAATGCAGTGTCCAGATTGAGCGGAAATTTATTCAGATTATGCAGGATAGAAATGTGGAAGTCATAATAAAGAAGATTCCTTGTTTCAAGCAAATAGTCATAGTATTTCAGCATCAAGCGTTCAGAACTGTCTTCATCAAGGGTATAATGAGACGCGACTATTTCAAGATAATTTCTGAAGCGGTAGAGCACCTTTAAGCGACCATTTGTCTGCGCGTGCTCTGCCGCTTTTTCTATATTTTCTTCTGAATCATCAATATCCGCGTTAGGAGAGTAGTACTTCAGCATTACATGCTCTACCAGATTCCTTAGATGGGCAAGAATGTCCTGCGATATTACGGCTCTTGTGGAATTGTCTATATTATCAAGGTAACGGCAGATGGCTCGGTCGATGACCTTGATTTGTTCATCCATTGTAGGCATAAAACTATCCTTTCAAATTAAAATGCATGGGTTCGCTATAAAACTAACCCTCATCATCCCAGTCATCTATAAATGCATCATAAGGGAATAATCCGGCAAAGCTGTCCGGATGCGTTTTTACATAGTTATCTCTGAGCTTTATTTTCAGTTTCCGCACTGAAGCGGCTGCGGGATCTGAATCTGGATCCAAGGCTTTACAGTACTCCCGAAGTGTGGCGATCGTACTGAGAATATCTGACTGAAGACTGATATCTTCAAATTTGGTAATAGCAGATTTCCATTTTTCATCATACAGGCGATTGATTTTCGAAGATAGACTGGCGGCAAACAGCACATCGGTCTGATCGCTTGATATACACTTCTCGATTGTAGCGTCAAAACCATTATGAAAATCGTTTAGGAGATCTTTGTCATTTTCTGACAGGCACAAAGAAGAATTATCTTCAGAGGGGCTCTTATCCGGAATTTCAACTTCCGGAAGGGCTCCTTTTTTCGATGCCGTTTTTCTCTTAGCAGACGCTGCCGTCCTTAAAATATCAGCAAACAGGTCTGACAGCCTTTGAGAAATATTGAATGAATCGCAGTCTGGGATTATATCCTTAAAAACTTCACACAGAGAATCCCTTGTCGCATCTGTAAAGCCATCATCTATATATGACACAAAGCTTTCGGGCTCCATGTGGGCGCAGATTGTTTTTGCTATCCGGGATATACCTGTGTTTCCGTTAAAATACGCTTTATATGTATCTTCAGAATAATCATCTAATGCATCCGAATAACCATCTTCGAGCATCACTTCGAACATCGACTTTGTAAATGCGTGGGTGCTGTTTCCCGCTCCGATAATGGGAAATAGCCTGCTCATAAAATCTGAAAATGTCACGATACATTTTCCTTTCCAACGATTTTATTAAACCTACCGTAGCCTACCGAAGCCCACCAATGGGTACCGGAGGCATTTTTTATAATGAAATCGACCCTTAAACAAGGCCACTGCTCGCCGCAATAGAGAGCAACAGAAGCCGTAAGAACGACTTCTACATCGAGCGAGATGATATTTCATTATAACACAGAACTGTGAACTTTTCTACCCCTTCTGTAGAAATCGTTTCTGCGGATATGAATTTCTCCTCTCTAATTATGAATTATTCATTCGGAGGTGCAATATGACGAAGAACGACTGGCGCATCAATATTGAAACCCTCGCCGCAAGCGTGGCGGAAAAGTACGGGAACGAGGTGGCAGAATCGGCGTTTACGCCCTACGACGCTACCAACTTTGACAATCTCAGCCCCTCACATTACTGGGACGTTTTCGGAAATCTTCAGCAGATGGACGAGGATTTCGATGATGACGGAGATGGGTAACGGCTGACGCAGACCCTCCTCCGCTTAACCTTATATATGTTTGAACGTCGAGCTGACGGCACGGGTGCCGCGCTGTCACCTGGGCGCTCAAAGCCCAAATAATACATCTCGAAGTCAAGTGCGCATTAGACGGCGGGATGCAATAGCGAGTTCAGGACACGGTGATGAAGACCGTGTTTGGAGACCGGATTGCACCCACCTTAGTTTCTTGCGCTCTTTTTTCGGAACGGGGCCTGTGGGAATTCGGAAACCGCAGGCTCCATTTGCATTCCGCTGTCGGCTCACCCGCAGAAAGGAATGCAAAGATGAAACTGAAAATCCGTTATGACGAAGCCTACCAGGTCCTTGACCTGGACGAGCAGGCAACAGAGCAGCTGTGGGTCTCCCTTGATCTGGACGGCGGCGAGGCGCTTTCACAGGAGGAACGCGAGAAGCATATCCAGAAAGCCTTCGATGCGAAGTACAACAGGCCGGAGTACAACTCATGGCGCAAGCTGAACCGCCACAGGGGCGAATCGAAAGCAAAACCCGGCAAGGATGAGACCGAGGATGATGTCGATACCTCAGAGCCGCTGATGAGCGAGGTGGCAGATGACCGTGTATTCCGGCAGGACGAGCTTGCCCGCGAGGAGCGGGAACAGTATGAAGCCATCTGTGAGTGGGTCCGCAGTGTTCTGGCGGACAAGCCCAGGTGGGCGGAAGCGTTCATCGCGGTACATATGAACCTTGTGCCGACGAAAGATTATGCGGCTTCTCTCGGTGTCGACCCCACCACGGTCACGCACTGGCTGCGCCGCGCAGAAAAAAAGTTGGGGGAAAATTATAAAAACCGTCAGTTTTGACCTCCCGCCGAGGCTACCCGTTAGAGGCGTGGCCTCGGCAAATCTTTACAAGGAGGTCGTTTGAATGAGAAACGATACAAATGAAAAGCCGTTCCGTCCGCTTGTCTACATCTGCTCCCCGTTTTCCGGGGACGTCGGGGGCAACATGGAACGCACCCGGCAGTTCTGCCGTTTTGCGTTGGAACACGGGCAGATCCCGCTTGCTCCGCACCTGATGTTTCCGCAGTTCGTGAATGACGAAGACCCGGAGGAAAGGAATCTCGCTCTGTTCATGGATATCGTTCTGCAGGGCAAATGTCAGGAGCTGTGGGTTCTTGGCGACGTGATCTCCGAAGGCATGAGCGTGGAGATCGAGACGGCGAAGCGCCGCAGACAGCCGGTACGGTATTTCAACGCTGAGTTTGAGGAGGTGGAGTCGCTGTGAACGGACTGAAAGCAATTGAGACCGAGTACAAGGGCTACCGCTTCCGCTCCCGCCTTGAGGCGCGGTGGGCTGTGTTCTTCGACGCCTGCGGGGTCAAGTGGGAGTATGAGCCGGAAGGATACGACCTCGGCAACGGCACGTATTATCTGCCGGACTTCCTGCTCCATGGCGTGACCGTGAACCACGCCACCTACGCTGAAAACTGCGATATCTACGTTGAGGTCAAAGGTCAGATGAATGACGCCGACGCGGACAAGATCAAGCGGTTCGCCGAAGCCGGTATGCCGGAGGACGGCATGTGTGGTCTTTCTAAAACGCCGGTGCTTGTGGTCGGCAACATTCCCTGGAGCGAGACATTCTACGGTCTGCTCGACGATATCCAGAGCGAGGCCTACAACGATCATCACGGGTGGCCAAACTACTACAATTTTGAAACCATCGACGGCGACTACTTTGCTGCGTATCCCGGCATCGACCGGAACGGCGGTTTTCAGCTGTTCGGCGACGACTCCGGCTATCTCGGCCATATGAACCGCGGCGCTACGCTGAAGGCATACGCGGCGGCGAGACAGGCGCGCTTTGAACACGGCGAAACGCCGAGAGTCAGGAGGTTCAGATGATGAGAGACCTTGCCATATCCTACGGAAACAGCCGACAGGCAAAGAAATGGGTCAACAAGACGATATCGTTCGACGCTCTGAAGGAGCGTCTGAAGACCACCATCCGCACAACGGAGTCGGCGGAGAAATACGCGAAGATGTCCAAGGCGCAGAGAGACGCTGCGAAGGATCACGGCGGTTTTGTGGGAGGTACGCTGAAAGGCGGCCGCCGCAAGATCGATACCGTTGAGCTGCGTTCCATGATCGCCCTGGACGGCGACCGCATCGACAAAGCCTTCCTTGACAATTACGAAACCATCGCGCCGTATACCTCCGTGCTGTACACCACCCACAGCAGCACGGAGGATTCTCCGCGTGTCCGCATCATTTTTCCCATGACCCGCGACGTCTCCTCAGAAGAGTTCGTAGCGGTGTCCCGTTATGTGGCGCAGGCGCTCGGCATCGACTTTTTCGACGAATGCAGCTATCAGCCAAATCAACTGATGTACTGGCCGTCCACGCCGCAGAACGGAGTGTTCGTATATAAGGAAGCGGACAAAGGGTGGCTCGATCCGGATGCGATCCTGTCGGCTCACCCGGAATGGACGGACCCCACACAGCTTCCGACCTCTTCCCGCGAGAGCAAGGCGAACACGGTCACACAGCAGAAGGTGCAGGATCCCTTGATGAAGGAAGGCGTGGTCGGTCTGTTCAACAGGGTCTTCTTCCCTGTGACGAAGGCGCTGGAGGCGTTCCTTTCAGATATTTATGAGCCGACCGATAATCCGAACCGCTGGCATCTGATCGAGTCCCGCAGCATCGCCGGTGTGGAGATCAAGGACGACAAGTTCGTATACTCTCACCATGCGAAGGATCCGGCATATCTGAAGCTCTGCAACGCCTTTGACATCGTCCGCATCCACAGGTTCGGCGACGATGACGACAAGACTTCCTTCCGCGCCATGTGCGACTTCGCCATGCAGCAGGAGGACGTGAAGCTGCTTGCCGCCAACGAGCGCCTTGCCGAAGCGGAGGCTGACTTCGCAGACGCCGGGGACGATGACTGGAAAAAGCGGCTCAAATATCAGCCGCGGACGAGCCTGCTCGAAAACAGCGTGTACAACCTCAATCTGATCCTCGCCAACGACCCGGACTTCCGCAATTTCGCCTTCAATGACATGGCGAACCGCATACAGGTCACGGGACCTTTGCCGTGGGAACGGCCGAAGGGCAACCAGTTCTGGCGGGACGCGGACACGGCGCAGCTCAAGTCAATCATCGACATCCGCTATCTGCCGTTCTCAAGCCGCAACCATGACGTGGCGTTCACGAAGATCGCCGACGACCGGCACTTCCACCCTGTGAGGGACTATCTCGACAGCCTCCCCGCCTGGGACGGCGTAAAGCGCGTGGAGGATCTTTTTATCAAATATCTGAAAGCCGACGATACTGATTACGTCCGCGCCGTGACCAGAAAAACCTTCGCTGCGGCTGTGGCGCGTATCTATGTTCCCGGCATCAAGTTCGACTGCGTTCCCGTGCTGGACGGCGACCAGGGCATCGGCAAAAGCACCATCGTCAAAGACCTTGTCACGTCCGAATACTACTCCGAAACGCTGTCGCTGACCGATATGGACGACAAGTCCGGTGCGGAAAAGCTGCAGGGATTCTGGGTGATCGAGATCGGTGAGCTTGCCGGCATGAAGAAGGCGGATATCGAGAAGGTCAAGGCGTTTCTCTCCACTTCCGATGACAAGTACCGCCCCTCTTACGGCAAGGTGGTCGAAAGCCATCCCCGTCAGTGCGTTATTATCGCCACGGTCAACGGCGAGAGAGGATATCTGCGCGACATCACGGGCAACCGCCGATTCTGGATCATCAAGGTGCATCAGAAACGGCAGAAAAAAGTCTGGAACTTCGATGAGGATTTCCGGGCGCAGTTCTGGGCGGAGGCAAAGGCGCTATGGCAGTCCGGCGAAACGCTATATCTGGAGGGCGGCATCCTTGACGACGCGGAAGAGGCGCAGCGCGGCGCTATGGAGGCTGACGAGCGCGTCGGCATGATCGAAGAATACCTGAACACACCACTGCCGGACGGCTGGGACGATATGGATCTGTATGCACGCAGGAACTATCTCAGCGGTACGGAGTTCGGCGCTCCCGCTCATACGGGAAAAAATGTCCGCACGGAGGTCAGCAACGCGGAGATCTGGTGCGAGTGCTTCGGCAAAAACCTGCAGGAACTCAAGCCTTCGGACAGCTACGGCATTGCCGCCATGATGTCCCAGGTCTCCGGCTGGGAGCGTACTTCGCAGATCAGGCGTCAGCCCCTGTACGGCAGGCAGCGTCTGTACCGGAGAACCATGTAAGCGACACAAGATTCCGACACAACACAACTTTTCCCCTTATATTCAAAACGGCTTTCACAAAAGGGGAAGCAAAACCTGTGAGCGCACACACGCGTAAACAAATATATAGGGAAAAGTTGTGATTTTGTGTTCCTGTGTCAGACCGGAGGCTGACTGTGAATGAAAAGACTATCGAGAGAAAACTCGTAAAAACAGCGAAAAATATGGGAGGTATCGCGCTGAAGTTCGTATCTCCCGGCTTTGACGGAGTGCCGGACCGTATCGTTCTCTTCCCCGGAGGCTGTGCCGGATTTGTGGAACTGAAAAGCCCCGGCAAAACAATGCGTCCACTGCAGGTCAGACGGAAGCGGCAGTTGGAAAGTCTCGGCTTCAGAGTCTTCTGCGTGGACGGAACAAAACAGATCGAGGAGGTACTCAATGCGATACGAACCCCATGAATATCAGACATACGCGACGCGGTTCGTCCTGTCGCACCCCATAGCGGCGGTACTGCTTGAAATGGGTCTCGGAAAAAGCGTGATCACGCTGACGGCGCTTTTCGACCTGTGTCTCGACAGCTTCCTTATACGGAAAGTGCTTGTGATCGCCCCACTGCGAGTGGCGCGGGACACCTGGCCTTCGGAAATACGGAAATGGGATCACCTGGACGGACTGACATATTCCGTTGCCGTCGGTACGGAGGCTGAACGGAAAGCGGCGCTCATGCAGAAGGCTTCCGTGTACATCATCAACCGCGAGAACGTGGACTGGCTCGTGAACAAAAGCGGTCTGCCGTTCGATTATGACATGATCGTCATTGATGAGCTTTCGTCATTCAAATCATGGCAGGCGAAGCGGTTCAAAAGCCTGCTGAAAGTCAGACCTCAAGTAAAACGCATCGTGGGGCTGACAGGAACACCGTCCTCCAACGGTCTCATAGATCTGTGGGCGCAGTTCCGTCTGCTCGATCTCGGAAAACGGCTCGGACGGTACATCACGCATTACCGGAACGCTTATTTCACCCCGGACAAGCGGAACGGCGAAGTGGTGTTCAGCTACAAGCCTCTTCCCGGAGCGGAGGAACGGATCTATGAACAGATATCGGACATCACGATCTCCATGAAATCCTGCGACTACCTAAAACTTCCGGAATGCGTCATAAATGCCGTTCCCGTGTATATGAACGAGCAGGAACAGGCCGTATATGATACTTTCAAGGAGGATATGGTCGCAAAAATAAAGGGTACGGAGATCGATGCGGCAAATGCGGCGGTTCTTTCCGGAAAGCTCCTCCAGATGGCAAACGGCGCGGTATATGACGAGGATAAAAACAGTCATTACATCCACGACCGAAAACTCGACGCTCTGGAAGACCTCATGGAAGGCGCAAACGGCAAGCCCGTACTGATTGCCTACTGGTATCAGCAAGACGCGGAGCGGATAAAGGCGCGTTTCCCCGTCAGGGAGATCAAGACCTCAAAGGATATCGATGACTGGAATGCGGGAAGGATTTCTGCGGCAATCATCCATCCTGCCTCCGCAGGTCACGGGCTGAATCTCCAGTCCGGCGGTTCCACGCTCATATGGTTCGGCCTTACATGGAGTCTTGAACTGTATCAGCAGACAAACGCCCGCCTTCACCGCCAGGGACAGAAGAATACGGTCATCATCCACCACATCATCACCGCCGGCACGATCGATGAGGACGTTATGAAGGCGCTCCGCAAAAAGGAGCGGACGCAGAACGCGCTCATCGACGCGGTCAAGGCGAATCTGGGGGCGTCCTTATGACCGACCCCTGGGAAAACCTCGCAAACGCAATCATCCTGCAAGCCGTAAAGGATTACCGTGAGGCGAGGAAAAAACACAAAAAACGGCCGAAGAACGAAGACGCGAAGCTCATGATATCGGATTGTGAGGCATTCTTCCGTTCCGACTGGTTCGCGGCGCTCACAAATATCGACGGTGAGGCGCTGTTACGGAAATTACAGGAGGAAGAAATATGACATCGAAAGAATACCTCAGACAGGCGTACCGCCTCGACCACAGGATCAATTCCGACATTGAGGAGATGGAGCGTCTGCGCGATATGGCGGGAAGCGTCTCCTCCGCAAGCCTGGAGGAACGGCATAATCCGAACCGTCCCACGGAAGCTCCCTTTGTGCAGTGCATCATGCGAGTCATGGAACTGGAGGAGAAAATAAACGCGGAGATCGACCGGCTCGTCGCTCTGAAGGAGCAGATGCGCGGCGTCATCGATACCGTCAGAGACAAGGACGAACAGATGGTTCTCCGATACCGCTATATCCACAATATGACCTGGGAGCAGATCGGGGACGAACTGCACGCCGACAAATCCACGGTCAGACGGTGGCACGGCTCGGCGCTTCAGCACGTTGTCATGCCGGAAGACCCCGTTATTATCTGAAACTCGCAACGGTTTAAGCACCTTTGAGCAGAGATAAGCACCTACCGTTTATGTTATGATATAATCAGCAAAAACAGAATGAACCGAGCCTCATGGGAGCATCCCGTGGGGCTTTTCTCATGCCCGAAGGAGGTGAGCAAATGCCCAAGCGACCACTCAGACCCTGCTCTCATACCGGCTGCCCCAACCTCTGCGAAGGACAGTTCTGTGAACAGCACCGTGTGGAGGAACGCCGAAAATACGATAAATACGAGCGCAGTTCCGATGTCAACCGCAAGTACGGCAGAGCGTGGAAACGCATTCGTGACCGCTATGCGACAGAACACCCTCTCTGTGAGATGTGCCTCAAGGAAGGTCGGTTAACTCCGGTACAGGAAGTTCACCACATCCTGCCCGTTTCCAAAGGCGGTACTCACGCAAGGGACAACCTTATGAGCCTTTGCCAGTCCTGCCACACCAAGATCCACCACGACCTCGGCGACAGATAAAAAGAGGCCACCCCGAAGGATGACCTCATATGGCGGAGCGGGCAGGATTCGAACCTGCTATCGGCACTTGTTAAAGCTCCTTACATTTTCCCTGCGTTCACCACAGCTACAACTAGGCCACTCCGTGCGCGCCGCATACCACCGTGTCATGTCTGTTTACCATCTCAAGTTCCTCCTTTAGACTTCTGACTGCAATTAGTGTTTGAACTAAGGTCAGGAAGAGTGAAACTGTGTCGACTGGGATTCCGTTTAACAGAAAAATGCTCGTAGCCAAAACCAACTAGTTTTGATAAATACATTATATCACAAAACAGAAAAAATGCAATCATCTCTCGGTAGGGGGATGAAAATCTCTGGGACCTTTTCGGTCGGGCAACGACCCGGGGTCACGTGTGCGAAAAGGCGAAATCAAAAGGGTAATTAAGGGAGGTGAACTCGGATGCCCACAAAATCGAATAACACAGGCGGGCGCGGTGGCGCAAGACCAGGTGCGGGAAGGAAAAAAACCGCAGTCAAGGAGAAAGCCGAAAACGGGAATCCCGGCGGCAGAAAACTTGAAGTGCTGGATATTCCCGAAGTCGAGGGTGTTGCTATGCCGAAGCCCCATGATTTTCTTTCCGCCGAGCAGCGGGACGGCAGCGTCCTGCAGGCACAGGAAATCTACACGGAAACCTGGCAATGGCTCAAAGGTATCGGCTGCGCCGCAAAGGTGTCGCCGCAGCTTTTGGAGCGTTACGCCATGTGTTCCGCCCGTTGGGTGCAGTGCGAGGAAATGACCAACCGCATGGGTTTCCTCTCCAAGCACCCCACCACAGGAAAGCCGATCCCGTCTCCGTTTATCAACATCGGCATCAACTACATGAACCAGGCGGTTCGGCTCTGGAATGAGATTTTCCAGATCGTGAAAGAAAACTGCAGCACGGAATACGGCGAGTCAACGCCGCAGGACGACCTTATGGAACGCCTGCTCCGTGCAAGAAAGGGGTAACACCATGTTTGAAAAAGTAAATCCCTGCCACCCGGATAAGGTGGCAGACATAATTGCCGGTGCGCTTGTCGACCTGGCATACAAGAAAGCAGAAAATCCCCGCATCGCTGTTGAAGTCCTCATCGGCCACGGCGTGTGCCACATCATTGCGGAGGCTTCGGTGAGTATTCCGATAGAGGAAATCACCGCCGCCGTTCACCGCATTGCCGGAAATCTCGCCGTGGACTATGTAGAAGTGCCGCAGGACGGTCACCTTGCCGAAAACCAGGCAGACGGCGTCCGCTGCGGAGATAACGGCATCTTCAAGGGAATGCCCGTGACCGAGGAGCAGAAAAAGCTGTCGCAAATCGCACGGAGCATTTTCTCCAAACATCCCTTTGACGGCAAATACATTCTGGACGGTGACCGACTCATCCTCTGTCAGAGCAATGCCGAGACACAGCATCTGCGCGAGATTTATCCCGATGCGGAGATCAACCCACTCGGTGACTGGACAGGCGGTACCGATGTGGACACCGGCGCTACCAACCGCAAGCTCGGTTCGGATATGGCTGACTCAGTGACCGGCGGCGGTCTGCACGGTAAGGATCTATCCAAGGCAGATGTGTCTGTCAACATCTATGCTTTTCTCAAAGCCCAGGAAACCGGCAAGCCCGTAACGCTCTGCTGTGCCATTGGTGATGACACCGTAGACGGCAGACCGTATGAGAAAATCGTGGAGATTGCTCGAAACTATATCCGCTCGGTCGGCGGCTTTGAGAAGTTTGCGGAATGGGGGCTGGTTTGATGAAAACAACGACCGAAATGCAGCTCGTCCCCATCACAAAGCTGGTGCCGTATGTCAACAACGCCCGAACACACAGCCCGGAGCAGATCAATAAACTCCGCTCCTCGCTGCGAGAGTTCGGCTTCATCAATCCCGTTATCATCGACCGTGACTATGGCGTTATTGCCGGTCACGGTCGTATTCTTGCCGCCAAGGAGGAAGGCATCACCGAGGTGCTGTGCGTCTTTGCCGACCACCTTACCGAAGCGCAGAAGAAAGCCTATATCATTGCCGACAACCGCATGGCGATGGATGCCGGATGGGACGAAGAGCTTCTGCGTGTGGAGATCGAGTCTCTGCAGGCGGCGGACTTTGACCCGCTCCTCACTGGCTTTGACGAGAAGGAACTCAGCAAGCTGTTCGATGACGGCAAGGACATCCAGGAAAACGATTTCGATGTGGATGCCGAGATGCAAAAACCGACCTTCACGAAATTCGGTGACATCTGGACGCTGGGGCGGCACAGACTCATCTGCGGTGACAGCACAAAAGAGGAAACCTACGCCGCCCTCATGGACGGCCGCAAGACGAACCTCGTCATCACCGACCCGCCCTACAATGTGAACTACGAGGGCAGCGCCGGAAAAATCAAAAACGACAATATGGCATCGGAGAAGTTTTTTGACTTTCTCTTCGATGCCTTTTCCAATATGGAAAAGGTCATGGCGGATGATGCCTCCATCTATGTGTTCCACGCCGACACCGAGGGGCTGAATTTCCGAAAGGCATTTGACGCCGCTGGGTTCTATCTCTCTGGCTGCTGTATCTGGAAGAAGCAGTCGCTGGTGCTGGGACGCTCCCCGTACCAATGGCAGCACGAGCCGTGCCTTTACGGTTGGAAGAAAAAAGGCAAGCATCAGTGGTACACCGGGCGTAAAGAGTCCACCATCTGGGAGTTCGACAAGCCCAAGAAGAACGGCGACCATCCCACCATGAAGCCCATCCCGCTTTTGGCTTATCCGATACAGAACAGTTCTATGGCAAATTCTGTGGTGCTTGACCCCTTCGGCGGCAGCGGCTCTACGCTCATTGCCTGTGAGCAGACCGACCGCATCTGCTGTACCATCGAACTGGATGAAAAGTTCTGCGATGTCATTGTCCGCAGATACATCGAACAGGTCGGCTCGGATGAAAAGGTCAGCGTTCTGCGGGACGGGAAAGAATACAAGTTCAGCGAGGTAGCACCCCATGAAGAATAAGACTTTGACCCTCGGAAGCCTGTTTGACGGCTCCGGGGGCTTTCCTTTGGGTGGGCTGATGGCCGGCATCACTCCGGTATGGGCATCCGAGGTCGAACCTTTTCCCATTCGGGTGACCACCAAGCGTCTGCCTTTTATAAAGCATTACGGTGATATCACCGCCATGGACGGCGGCAAGGTGGAGCCGGTGGATATCATCACCTTCGGCTCACCGTGTCAGGACATGAGCGTGGCCGGCCGAAGGAACGGTCTGGATGGCTCCCGCTCCAGTCTTTTCTATGAAGCCGTCCGCATTATCAAAGAAATGAGGTGTGCCACAGGTGGCAGATATCCAAGATACATCGTATGGGAGAATGTCCCCGGCGCCTTCTCCTCGAACAAGGGCGAGGACTTCAAAGCCGTCCTCGAAGCGGTCATCGGCATCGCCGAGCCGAATGCCGAGGTGCCTATGCCTGAAAAGGCACGATGGCCCTACGCCGACCTATACATGGGAGACGGATGGAGCGTTGCGTACCGCACTCTTGATGCGCAATATTGGGGAGTTCCCCAGCGAAGACGCCGCATCTACCTTGTCGCAGATTTTGCAGGCGGAGGTGCCGGAAAAATACTATTTGAGTCAGAAGGCTTGTCTAGGTATTCTGGGTCGGGCTTCCGCTCGTGGCAAAGAGCTGCCGGAAGTTTTGCGCCTTGCGCTGGAGCGACAGGCTATAACGGATACAACGGCAGTCTGACGGACGACACTTCCGCCACCATCGGCGTGAACTGCGGAATGAGTACCGGTCGGAATGGTATTGTTTTGAATGACCAGGGCGGCAACCGAATGGATGTCACCGAGGAGGTTACCTCCACACTCCGAGCAGAAGCGCATCATCCGCCCTGCGTAATGGAATCGGCAGGCTTCTGCACCGAGCATTCTGCCAAGAGCCGCACCATCGGCTATGAGGAAGAGTGTTCTCCCACGCTCCGTGCAGGCGTTGTTCCTGCGGCGGTGGCGCTGGAAAACCATCCGACCGACAGCAGGGTCAAACTTTCCGAGGACGGCAATGTGCAGACGCTGACCTCACGCATGGGTACAGGCGGCAACAATGTACCGCTTGTCATGAAAATACGCTCCGGTTGCGAAGGCGGCGGCAAGGGTCCGCTCATCCAAGAGAACAAATCCGCCACCTTGTCCTGCAACAACGACCAGACGCTGTTCGAGCCTTGCGGTTGGGACGGCAGGCAGGTTTCTCCAACCCTCACAAAGCAGAATGCGGGTGGAAATCAGCGGATGCCGGACAAGGACAACTTCACCTGCGTCCTTCAGCCCTTCGTCATCTCCTCCAAGGACTCCAATGCCATGAAGTCGGATAATCCCCACAGCGGCATCTACGAAGCCGAAACCGCACGGACGCTTGACGGCAACGGCGGCAACCCCTCCTGCAATCAGGGCGGCATCGCCGTGGTTGCTTTCACGCAAAATCAGCGGGATGAAGTTCGTGACCTGGGCGACCGCTCCGCTGTGGTGTGTGCCAACGCAGGGACGAAACAGCAGACCTTTGTGCTGCAAGGCTCCATGATCGGCCGTGAGGACAAGAACGGTCCCCAGAGCGACGGCATCAACGAGGATGTCAGCTTCACCTTAAATACCGTTGACCGCCATGCCGTTTATGCCATGACCACGGGCAGCTTCACCCAGGTTTCCAAGGAAAAAGCGCCGACCGTCCTCGCACGGGATTACAAAGACCCGACCGCTGTCTGCTACGGCATTGGCAGGGACACCTTCAACCAGGGGCAGAACGCCAAGTTCGCTCCGACCTTTGAAAAGGAGCTTCAGCCGACACTGGTGGCAAAAGGACCGGGCGCTATCCAAAGCGGATACACCGTCCGCCGTTTGACACCCACCGAGTGCGCCAGACTCCAAGGCTTCCCGGACAACTGGTGTGCCGACCTCGGTACGGAAAAACCGTCCGATGAGGAAATGTACTTCTGGCACAAGGTGTTCAAGACCTACTCCGAAGTGACCAGCTGCAAGATGAAGTCCGACAAGCAGGTCGCAAAGTGGCTGAAAGACCCGTATTCCGACAGTGCGGAATATAAGATGTGGGGCAACGGCGTGGCACTCCCGTGCGTATGGTTCGTGCTCTGCGGGATCGTGTGGTATGCACAGTCCGGCGGCGATAATGCGCCGATATAATCTACACCGGAAATGTGAAGATATAACTGGATATATGCCGCCGCTGACGCTAATATGTGACTACCAAAAAACAAGGAGGTCACTGAAATGACGATTATCATCCATGCCCAGGGCGCAGAGCGCAAACATCTGGTGAAGACCGTTTCCGATTGGCTCGGCGTTTCCGCAAAATACTGCGGCGCACCTACATTCAACTACGAGGTGGACTACTTAACCATCGACCGAAACGGCAACCTGTCCTTTGATGACCGTGCCGACAGCGAGGTCATTGAGAGGCTTTTGCAACACATCTACGATGAGGGCTTTGACATAGACCAGAGCCACACCGAGGATGAGGATGCGCCCTGCGGCATCTGCGTTTCCATGCCTAAGAGCCTGTTCACCGACAGCAACCTGGAAAACCTCAAGGCGCTCATCACAGCCAAGGGCAGCCTTATCAAGAAAGCCCTCGGAGTCGCTGACCTGTCACTGGAAATCACGGACACGAAGGTATCCTTCCCTTGGTTCCCGGTGACTCCAACCCCGGACGAGATGAAAGCCTATGACACCTTTATCTGCAAGCTGTGCGAAATGGTGTGGAATCAGAAACGGGTCAACGCAACGGAAAAGCCGACCGACAACGAGAAATACGCATTCCGCTGCTTCCTGCTTCGGCTCGGCTTCATCGGTGCGGAATACAAGACCGCACGAAAGATACTGCTGAAGAACCTATCCGGCTCTTCAGCTTTCAAAAACGGAGGTACAGAACATGAGATTTCCGAGTAAAAAAACGGTCGAGCGTATCCGAGAAGAATATCCGGTCGGCACCCGTGTGGAGCTTGTTCAGATGGACGATCCCCAAGCACCGCCTGTTGGCACGAAAGGCACCGTGCGAGGCGTGGATGACATCGGCAGCATCATGGCTGCCTGGGATAACGGCTGCGGCTTAAGCGTGGCTTACGGCGAGGACATCTGCCGGAGGTGCGACCATGACTGAGAAAATCCGAGAGCAGATTCTCGCCGTTCGAGCAACCGGGCGCACGAATATGTTTGATGTGCCGACGGTACAGTACATTGCCAATGAGATGCGATTATACGAACTGGTGATCTTTCTCGAAGAACACCGCAAAGAGTATGTACATTTCATCCTCACAGGCGAATGCAATCCGCTGTAATATACACAGTTTTTACCCCAAATGATTGTGTAGTATATTCTCTGAAATGACTGGATATATCTCGGGCATGACGGTAATATACACTCACAACAAATCAAACGGAGGTACACGATTATGTGGAAAGAAGGCAGCATCAAAGTAAACGGAGACATTTTTCACTACTGGATAAAGCAGTATGAGGAAGGCTCCGAGTGGGGTATCGAGGGCGGACGCATTTCAAAGCTTATGCTCAAGCGCGGCGGCAAGATCGTCTGCAACTATGACAGAGGCTGGGATGTTGAACCCGCCGATGAAAACACCCAGCTTGCGCTGGAGCTTCTGCTCCACAGCGAAAATCACTGATCACAAAAATTTACGGAATGGAGCCGGGAGGCTCTGTTCCTCGTTATCGCAGTCGCTTAGTGCGGCTTTTTTATTGGAGGTAATTATGCGGACAGTAAATATTGACTTGTCGCAGGACATAACCGAATCAAGAGAAAAAATATATGTCGGCTATACGGGTGAGCATAATGCCACCGAGCTTGTTGTTAAAATACCGCAGGAAATGGCGGCAGAAAGCGACTACCTTGTTGCTGTTTTTCTTACGGGTGACAAAATCATCCGTTCAAGAAAGATTACAGCGCAAAGAGATTCGGGTTTGCCGTACCTTGACGGAAACGAGGTACATATCAGCCTTTCGCAGAAGCTCACGGGCAACCCCACACTCGGCATACAGATTGAAGGCTATGCGAAAGATGAAAACGGTATCAGCGTCCTTGTCGGCAAATCTGCATATATTTCAAACCTCACCTTTCGTCTTTCGCCGAAAGGTTCAAGCGATGACACTGTAATGCCGGACTACGAAGAGATTGTCGACATGATACGCAAAGCATCAGAAAATGCAAAAGGCAGAATGGAAAAGTATGAAACCTTCGAGCTTTTGCCTGACGAAGCCGATGAAGGCGACCTTGCGTATGTGAAAAACGCAAGCGGCACGGTTATCACGGAGCCGTTTGAATTTGGCAGAAAATATGCTCGTTTTATTCCGAAGCGTGAAATTGATAGAAACTGCCTAAAATCACTGCCGTCTGACGAAAACGATGATGAGCCGATTACTGCACTCATGTCCGCAGAATTCAAAACAACATCTGATGAAAAAGACAATGTGTGCTATTGCTCCCTTATTTACTATGCGCCAATAGGTTCAATTCTCGTTTTTTCCGAATTTGCCTGCAAAGATCATCTGTACGACTACGGAATTTCGGAGTGTATCTTAATCTATATCAGCGGTGAAGGTGATATGGCTCCGCTTCTCGATTCTGAAAAGCCGGTCAATGTTGCACCCGGCTGGTATAAATTGTTGGAGAAATCCGGCGAATGGTATATTGAAAGCGGCTATCCCGAAAGGGACTGGTCGTATAGTGCAGAACCGATTGATTTTGCGAGTATTTCCGACTTTGACACACTTAAAAACTGCCTCGTAAAATATGACGAGCCGGATGAATATGAAAATGATCCTGCGATGGCGCGTATATTCGCCGAGTGCTTCGACATTTATTCCGAGCCGATTCATGATAAAGGCTTGTATCTGTATAGATCCGGTGCATGGGAGCGAATAGCAAACCTTAAATCTGCCTCAGTATCTTCAAGAGCGGATCTTTGCTTTGCTGCGGAACTAGGACAGACCGCCGTGGTAGAAGAGAATACAATACTTTTTGACGATGATACTACACAGATCTATGTAAATATGCAGTTTAAAGATCTGTATATCAATCCAAAACCTCCCGAATTTATGTGGCTCACGGGCTGCCGAATTAAAGCCATACTTGAGTATATAGACTCCTCAACAGGTACTGCTGTTTCTTCATCGGAAAGTGACAACGGTTTTGAATTGATCTCGGATAAAAGCAGAAAGTATGTTTTTATCGGATTGAATACCAATCCGTTTGATTCATCTAAGCAGTATTATCTCTACACCGAAAAAGCCGGAGATCTTACTCTTCCCACCGGGACATTTAGCGAAAATACCGTCACCGTTATAAAGAACACACCGAAGGGTTGGAGCAGGGTCAAAGAAAACGGCGGAATATATACAGCGGAGCTAATACAGAGTTATGAAAACTTACCGAGTGTCCGTTTGTCCGAATATACCGACAAGGATTATTATTTCAAGGTCACGGAATACGAGTGCGCACTAACTTCGCAGTCTTTTATCGGCCGAAATAAATTTTACAGTTCGGACAACGCAAAAGGTCTGTGGTATTTCAGCGGCGGACGATGGATAAAAGTCGGTGATGCTGATGCGTAAGCTGAAAAACTATAAGCCCACAAGGTTCATGGAGAAAACCTCCCACTACGATGTGGACGCAGCGGATTATGCCGTCATGTTCATCGAGAGCCTGTGCCACACCAAAGGCACCTGGGCGAGAAAGCCCTTCGAACTTATTGACTGGCAGGAGCAAATTATCCGGGACATTTTCGGTGTCCTCAAGCCCAACGGCTATCGGCAGTTCAATACCGCCTACATCGAGATACCCAAGAAGCAAGGCAAGTCGGAGCTTGCCGCAGCTGTAGCTCTGCTGCTCACCTGCGGTGACGGAGAGGAACGAGCCGAAGTCTACGGCTGTGCTGCGGACCGTCAGCAGGCATCCATCGTTTTCAATGTGGCGGCTGACATGGTGCGGATGTGTCCGGCACTCTCCAAACGGGTCAAGATACTGGATTCCCAGAAGCGGCTCATTTATCAGCCAACGGGCAGTATCTACCAGGTGCTCTCCGCCGATGTCGGTAATAAGCACGGTTTCAACACCCACGGCGTGGTGTTTGACGAGCTGCACACCCAGCCGAACCGCAAGCTCTTTGATGTTATGACCAAAGGCTCCGGCGATGCCCGTATGCAGCCGCTGTATTTCCTCATCACCACGGCCGGCAACGACACGAAGTCCATCTGCTATGAGATCCACCAAAAGGCCAAAGACATCATCGAGGGACGCAAGATCGACCACACCTTCTATCCCGTCATCTACGGTGCGGAGGAATCGGACGATTGGACAGACCCGAAGGTTTGGAAGAAAGCCAATCCGTCCCTCGGCATCACGGTCGGCATCGATAAGGTCAAAGACGCCTGCGAGTCTGCCAAGCAGAACCCCGGCGAGGAGAACGCCTTCCGGCAGCTGAGACTTAACCAGTGGGTGAAACAGGCGGTGCGCTGGATGCCGATGGACAAGTGGGACAAATGTGAGTTCGCCGTCAGCGAGGACGATCTGGAGGGCCGTGTCTGTTACGGCGGTCTGGACTTGTCCTCCACAACGGATATTACAGCATTCGTTCTGGTGTTTCCACCGGAAGACGAGGATGACAAGTACATCATCCTGCCGTACTTCTGGATACCGGAGGACAACCTCGACCTTCGAGTCCGGCGTGACCATGTGCCATACGATGTGTGGGAACGGCAGGGCTTTTTGCAGACCACCGAGGGCAATGTCGTTCACTACTGCTACATCGAGAAGTTCATCGAAAGCCTGGGTGAGCGTTTCAATATCCGGGAGATCGCCTTTGATCGCTGGGGCGCTGTGCAGATGGTGCAGAACCTTGAGGGCATGGGCTTCACAGTCGTTCCTTTCGGTCAGGGCTTCAAGGATATGTCCCCGCCCACCAAGGAGCTGATGAAGCTGGTGCTGGAACAGCGCATTGCCCACGGCGGGCATCCGGTACTCAGCTGGATGATGGACAACATCTTCATCCGCACCGACCCTGCCGGAAACATCAAGCCGGACAAAGAGAAATCCACAGAGAAAATCGACGGTGCCGTGGCGACTATCATGGCGCTTGACCGTGCCATCCGCTGCGGCAACGACAAGACCGAGTCTGTTTATGATAGTCGTGGATTGCTGTTTCTATAACCGTAGGTTGAATTTTGGAGAAATTTGCAATATAATTGACTCATTAAAGCACTAGGGTGTGATTTAGTTGTCTCGGAAGTACAATTGGGCGCTGACGCCTTCCGGTGTAGCAGACATTGGCGCAATTGATGATTTTTACTATCTTTATGTTGCAATTCAGGAAATCTATATCAATCAGAAAGAACAGTTTATTGAAACCTATGATAATCGTCGTTGCCTGTGGCCAGATACATGGAATCAATTGTGTATCAAACAGGTTAGAAAAGCCTGTGAGCCGATTATGAATCAGTATCTGCCAATATTTGCGACAGGCTATGATAGAATTTTTGCAAATGCATATGGTTTTGCACAGTTTTCTTTTCTAAACTGGAAAACCTATTCTGAAGTGCGGTTTATTTCTTTTGCAGAGTTCTTAGTGGAACTGCAATTTTCAGTCACACGTATCATCCACAGTTGGAAAACGAAAACCCAGCCAAAATATGCGTTTGATCGACTGCAAAATGAGATCAATGACCATATTGCTTCTTATATCCGAGAGCATGGTCAGATTCGTGTGCTGCTGGAAACGGAGAGAAAAGCTGCCACAGAAGCGGTTTTGTATATCTATGAGCAACTTTCAGGTACAAGTTGTTCCAGAAATAAGCACCCTGTGATTGCAACGACCTTTATTTCAGACTTTGCATTGACCGCTGGTAAGCTTGCGCTTCCGGTACACTTCTGTGAAAAGTGCAATAAGTACTTCATTGGAAGAATCACCCTTGACCAGTTCGAAAAGAACTATGGAAAACTTCTGGTGGAAAAGCGGAAGATGTCCGATGAGGAAGATACTTTTACAGGTTTCAAAGAAGAATCACGCTTATTCCAGCTGGGATATAATGTTTCCGACGGGAGACCGGATGCAGAGCGGCAACAGTTGCTGCTTGCTCTGCTGCAGAAGAAGAAAATCTCTTATCTGGAAATGGTGCAGTGTATTGAACTAAATATTCGCACACATAGCCACACACCTCAGGCCATAGCAAAGTGGAAGCGGGATTTGAAGTTTATCGGAGAATATGTGATTGGCTCCGAATCAGAATAAAACTGAATGGATTTTCACAATCAACAAGTTTAGCGTCTATCAAATGGTAGACGCTTTTCTTATACCCATTTTTGAAGGAGTTGATGCAAATGGGCCTTTTTAGCAGCGTTTTCAGGTCAAGGGATGCTCCCCAAAACCGTACAGCCGGGAGCGGCTACACCTTCTACTTCGGCGGCTCCACCTCCGGTAAGGTCGTAACAGAACGCTCCGCCATGCAGATGACGGCGGTGTACTCCTGTGTCCGCATCCTGTCGGAGGCTGTGGCGGGGCTGCCGCTGCACCTTTACAAATACACCGACAGCGGCGGCAAAGCAATGGCACTCGACCATCCGCTCTACCGCTTGCTCCACGATGAGCCGAACCCTGAGATGAGTTCTTTTGTGTTCCGGGAAACACTCATGACACATCTGCTCCTCTGGGGTAATGCCTATGCGCAGATCATCCGCAACGGCAAAAATGAGATCGTAGCTCTGTATCCCTTGATGCCGAACAAGATGTCGGTGGACAGAGATGAAAACGGGCGTCTCTACTACACCTATTACCGTGGCTCGGACGAAGCCATCAAAAACAAGGAGTTCGCCGTAACGCTTCATCCCTCGGATGTACTCCACATACCGGGACTTGGCTTTGACGGTCTGGTCGGCTACAGCCCCATCGCTATGGCGAATAACGCCATCGGCATGGCGATTGCCTGTGAGGAATACGGTGCAAAGTTCTTCGCCAACGGTGCCGCTCCGGGTGGTGTGCTGGAACATCCCGGCACTATCAAAGACCCACAGCGTGTGCGTGAGAGCTGGCAGTCCACCTTCGGCGGCAGCGGCAACGCCAATAAGATCGCCGTACTGGAAGAAGGCATGAAATATACGCCAATCGGCATCTCGCCGGAGCAGGCGCAGTTCCTCGAAACACGCAAATTCCAAATTAATGAGATCGCTCGAATTTTCCGAGTCCCGCCCCACATGGTTGGCGACCTGGAAAAGTCGAGCTTTTCTAATATTGAGCAGCAGTCCTTGGAGTTCGTGAAGTACACCCTTGACCCCTGAGTCATCCGCTGGGAGCAGTCCATTCAGCGGTCGCTTTTATCCGCGGATGAAAAATCAAGGTATTTCGTGAAGTTCAATCTGGAAGGTCTGCTCCGCGGCGATTACCAGAGCCGCATGAACGGGTACGCCATCGGCCGCCAGAACGGCTGGATGTCCGCAAATGACATCCGGGAGCTTGAAAACCTCGACCGTATCCCGGAGGAGGACGGCGGCGACTTGTACCTCATTAACGGCAATATGCTCCCACTGAAGAATGCGGGTGCTTTTGCAGATACACCTACCGATGACGGAAAGGAGGAAAAAAACAATGAAGAAGTTCTGGAATTGGAAGAACCAGACGGAGACGGCAGAACGAACGCTGTTCCTGAACGGAACCATCGCCGAGGAAAGCTGGTTTGACGATGATGTCACCCCACAGCTTTTCAAGGACGAGCTGATGTCCGGCAGCGGAAATATTACCGTGTGGATCAACTCTCCCGGCGGCGACTGCGTGGCTGCAGCGCAAATCTACAATATGCTCATGGACTACAAGGGTGATGTGACCGTGAAAATCGATGGCATTGCGGCATCCGCAGCATCCGTCATCGCTATGGCAGGCACGAAGGTGCTGGTGTCCCCGGTGTCTATGCTTATGATCCACAACCCCATGACAGCGGCATTCGGCAATTCGGACGAGATGCAGAAAGCTATCGAGATGCTCTCAAGCGTTAAGGATTCCATCATCAACGCCTATGAGATCAAGACCGGTCTGTCCCGTGCGAAGCTCAGCCACCTCATGGATGCCGAAACATGGATGGACGCAAACAAGGCTGTGGAACTCGGCTTTGCGGACGAAATCATGCAAAGAAGTCTGGAATCCGAAGAGGTGCCTACGCCTGCCGTTTCCGTGCTGTATTCCAAGGCGAATGTGGTGAACTCCCTCATGGAGAAGATCGCCGCAAAATGCGCCATCACCCCGAAATCCAACCGTACACAAAAAGCCGATGACCTTATGGATCGGCTCAATCTC